TTAGCTCTTATTTCTGCTATATCTATTCCTGTTTCATCTGCAATATTTTGTGCTTCCTCTTCTTGTTCTGCTGTTAATAATCCTGATATTGCGGATACTGCGGATATTGCTTTTAAAGGACTAAACTCACCACCTGAACCAAAAATACCAGAACTTCCTGGTGTCATATACCCTTTTGAAACAGGACCCATAAATTTACCGGGTGATCCAAAAGCTATATTACTTAAACCTTTTTTAGTAAAAATATCTCTTATACCACCTTTGGTAATAAAAGAAGATGGGCTAAAAAAATTACTACCAAAAGATCTTCCTGCAGCCATGTTACTTAAACCACCTGTTAGTGCATATCCAATTGCAGCTTTACCTACCGGTGACTTTGCAATCTTCTTAACTGTTCTTGTAACTTTTTTAACAAGTTTACCTAAACCATACATCTGTCTTGCAGATTCAAAATCCATTTCACCACCTACAACATCAGTATTCATAATACCACCTTCAGCTCTATATCTTCTTGCAAATTCAAAAGGTTCTTCCTCTTCTACTACTGGTTCTTGTTCCACGATGCTTGGTGCTTGAGCTACCATTGGTGATAAAAATATTGATTGTCCATCTTCGTTATTTGTATCATCATCGTCGTCATCAATTGATGATGGTCCTGCAATGTTTGCCATATTATACCCATCTCTAATACCTAAATTTTTTGGACCCAAAAGACTTCTTACACCTCTAATAAGATTATATGTTGGAGAAATTTTTTTTATAGTATTTAAAGTTTTTTCTAAAATATTTTTTTCGTCTTTATCTTGAGTATTACTTCTTGATCTAGGTCCAAGTTGAGTTGCTTGTGCTGAATAAGCTTGTCTATTATCCTCTCCTGTGCCACCCGAAGGTCCACTTGGATCTCGACCACCACCATATGCATCATCACCACGATATCCAGGTCTTTTATTACCTTTCATAGGTGGGTTTACTAGTTGTTGATATTGTTGTGCGTTTGTTATGGCCATTTATCTATTCTATTTTGTTTTACTTAAAAAATCAAGGCTTGGCATTATTACCGTTACATCACGTCTAATGTCGTCTGGTGATATACCCTTTGTTTTCCATTCATTATCACTCTTATATTCTTCGCCTGTTTTTTTATTAGTTATCTTTTCTATTATTTTTTCTGGTGTCAGTTCTTTCATTATGTTGTTACCTCTCGCGGCTGTATTTCTAATATTGAAGCTATGACGTGCAGCTCGTTCGCGTCAGAAGCTTGTACTTTTAGTATCTCACTTTCTTCCATTACAAATGGGTTAGTTAAAAGTTCTGTTGTAGTAACTGTTGCTATAGTCTTTGTTTTAAACACACTAAATATAGTGCTACTAGCATCTACTAAAGTAATATCTATATTGCAACTAGATCCTGAATCATTACAAACCAATATAGATTTTACTACAGATGTTTTTGCACTTGGCACTGTATATAATGTTGTTAAATCTGTTGTAGTTAAATCTACTTTTTTATTTATAAAACTGTTAGCCATTAATTTAAAAAGAAGTTTTGAGCTTCTACCTCATCTTTTAGTTCTTGTTGATATGTAGTATTTAATTTTACTATAATACCATCTATGTCTCTAGTTTGAGCCTCTGCAACCGTGTAATCATATTCTTGTGCGGGTCTTGTTAATACTTGTACTATCTTTGCCATTATCTACGTCCATCCGGTTGTATATCTAATCTAAAAGTTCCTAATTTCCAACTTTGACTTGATGCTGTATTTTCTACTTTTAAAGCAATAGATCTTGCTCTTGCACGTGTATCTATTTTTAAAGTAGATGAAGTTATATCAAAAGGACCTAACGCTGAGCTTGCAGATGTTTCATTAGGAAAATTTCTTAATTCTAAAGTTATTCTTGTTGATCCGGTCTGTGTTATAAAATCTGGTATAAATCTTCTGATCTTCATTAAAAACTCACCATCTCCTCTAAGATCAGCTAAACCAGTTGATTGACCTGTAATACCTCTTCTTTGACTTATGTCAAAGTCTCCCGATGTTATGTTTGCAGTTATAGCAGTTATTGTTCCACTTCTATTTTGATCTGTTCCTGTTTCGTGTTCATAGTAACTTGTTCTACCTTCAGTGTTTCCAATTACATCAAACGATGTATCTGTGCTAGCATCATATTCTAATGCGTGAGGTAAACTAAATACTGCTGAATCTTGCCACATAGTTCTAGCAAGTGTACCAACAGTCCAAACAGGTCTTTGTGGAGATGAATCAAAATAATTATAACAAACCATTTTATTTACAACAGAAGATGTTGAACTAGGATAAAACCACATAACTTCACCAAACAAATTATTTAATCCTGCAGAGATCATTTGATTACCAGATTCAATATTTATGTCATTGTATACATGATCTTCAACCAAACATGGTAGTGATTCTAATTTACCAGCATATCTAAAGAAACCATTTTCTGACATCCAATATGCAGCACCATCAACTTCTACACATGCGTTCTGTCCCGCAAGTCCACAGTTAGTTCCAACTTGTGAAAAAGCAAATGTAAATGGTTGACCAACAAAACGTTGTGTAAACAAAGCTGTGTCGGTCCAAACGTAGATTGCATCTCTACCACGAATTGCTCCTCTGATCTGTGATCCGTCGGCCAGTCTCTGTGTACCAGCTGTATTGGTTGCTGTTGGTGTATAAGTATTTATGTCCTCTTGGTCAGAGAATCTAATAAACATATCATCTTGTGTAGCTGTATCACCTATAGTTGTTTCTGTTCCAAAGAACACTAAGTGACGATCTGGTGTTGATACAACCATATGTCTAGATGCAGTTGGTGCACCTGATATAATAGTTGCTCTTGTATCTGTTGCATTTGATGCACCAGAGTTCCATTCAAACACAGCACTATCGTGAATTAAACAAATTGCTTTGTCACCAAAATTATCTAATGACCACATACCAGGTTCTAATACTAAGTCACCAGATGCTGCCTCACCCCATGCAACGAAATCAGTTGTGTTTGTTACAGTTGCCCCATCACTGTGTGCAGCTCTTGTTGTTCCTCTAACAGCTCTTGTAATACCAGTTAAGGTAGTACCACTTGTAACTCCTGTATAAGATATTTCCTCTGTTCCTACTTTTATAAAATTAGTTCCTGTGCTAGGAAATTGTGTAGCATCTGCTAAAACAATTGAAGTTCCAGATCCACCTGTTCCAAAAGCATTATCACCTAAAGCTCCATTTAAAGTAGTAGTCACCGCATTAGAAGCTTCTCCACTCCAAGATCCTAAACCCCAACCAAAACCTTTTTCTTGTACAGCTGAACCTACAGAGTAATAATGTTGAACTCTAATACCACCTGATGTAGTTGCACCAGAGCCAGACTCATTTGAAGGCATTGTGATTGTAATACTTGTAGTTGTTGGAACCGAAGTTACCATAAATTTTTTATTATCAAAGTCCGATGCGCTAAAATTAGAATTAGTTATTGTAGTAAAATTATCTAATAAAACTATATCTTGAGGATTAATACCATGACCTGTTGCAAAATTTATTGTAACAGTTGGTGATCCGTTGGTCGTGCTGAATGCACTTGTAAGAGTTGTTGTAGATTTAATAGGGTGTATATCATAAAATACACCTCCAGAAAAAGCATATAAGATTCTATTTGTGCCAATTATAGCGTATCTTCTACCTAAACTATTAACATAATGATGAAGTCCACGCCCTGCTCCCGTAAGTTCATTTTCATTTTGATTGCCTAATTGATTCCAACCCCCTATTTTTTCAGGTGTGCCATATCTAAATCTAACGTTATCACAGTCTACCCATTGACCTTCTGCTCCTGTAGGAGTTAGTTGTTTATTAATACCAGGCTGAAATCCTATTTTTTGTAGCATAATAGCACAGTAAAACTATTTTAAGAAAAAATCAAAAGAAATAATACGTTTTTTAAATGTAAGTTTATTTGGTTCTGTATAATGTAGTAAAAATTGTGGTACTATCATCATATCCCCTTCTTCTACCGAGGGACAATAAGACCTAGTCATATCTCTTTCACTATTCCAAGGTTGTATATAATTTGTTTTAGGAGAATCTTTTTTCATCCTTAAATAAATAATACCAGAGTAACCTTGTGAGCTGTGATTGTGTGGAATATGATATTCACCTTTATTATAAGTTACGGACCAAGCATGTTTAATATTTATTGTTTTATTATATCTAGTTTTTATTAGAGTAAATTCATCTTTAAATATTTCTTGTAATTGCCAAGTAAAATCGGCTTTGTTTCTATTGCTATTAAAATTATTGATAGGTATTTCTGGATATTGTTTTAAGATCTCTTCTATGTGTTCTCTTTTATGTTTAAAATTACAGCATTTTATTTTAAAAAAATCTATCTTAAATGCAGGTGTTATTTCATATTTTATTTTCATTTAATGTTTCTTCTAAACCATCCAGGTAATCCTAAATGTTTACGTCCATCAAATATATTTTTATCAGCACCCGGTGTTTTACGATTATTGTAGTGTAAAAAGACCTGTACACAATCTTTACCTTTAAAAACCTCTCGCCAGTGTTCTAAATCACATCCTCTATAAACTAACATATCCCCTGGATCTAAATCTACTTTAACTTTTTTATTATTCAACTTAAGATATATAGGCCATTTATCTCCTCCTAAATTCATAGTGGTAGATATTTCACAACTAAATCTATCTGTATGTTTTTTTAACACATCACCTTTTTTATATACTCTAGCATATGAGTAAGATGGATTTAATTTTAATCCTGTTTTTTTTTCCATTACAGGTAAAGTTCTTATCAATAAAGTTTCCATTGCTATATCAGCATAATGAGCGTATGTTTCAGGCACTTGAGTATCATTCCAAACTCCAAAGTACTCTGTAAATGGTGATATAAATTTTGTATCAAATAAAGTTTTAGCAACAATTTTTTTAAGTAAAAAATAATTATAACAAAATTCTGCTATATCTTTTGGTATAGCTTCTTTGATAACTAAATATTTATTTTTTTTAAAACTCATTTTACTATCATATTTAAATTAAATCTGTGCTTAGACTTTGTACTAGCTATTCCTTTATGTAAAACATTACTAGGAAAAACTAAAGCTTGTCCCTCTACACTAGGGTAAAACTTATTATCTATTTCGGTTCCACCATCATTAGTATGTAAATTATATATAACAGAATAATATCCTTCTTCTAATTCATCTTTATGTAAACTAGCTTTTGAAGAAGTATCATAATAATTCCAATAAATTCTGTATAAAGTTTCTATTGTTTTAAGTTTATTTTTAATTGTATAAAAAATAATATCACCATATAAATTAAGTGCTGTATTGATTTTATGGTTAGATTTTCTATCAAAAGTTACACATGAAAATCCTGCATTGCTTACATCATCATCTAACATTTTATCTATATCAGAATTTAGTTTTTCTCCATTAAACCTTCCAACATCACTTGCTATTTTCCATCTAGCTTCATTTATTAACATTTGAATAATATCCCTATTGGTTTGAAATGGAAGAATGTTATTAACTTTAGTTATCATTTTTGGCCATGGCTTTAGGAATAGCTTGTATGTTCCAGTGTATAAATCTAAATGGTTCAATACCATGATCAACTGTAAATTCATGTTCTAAATATCCAGGAAATATTATTAACGAACCTGGTTTTGGTTTAAAATGAATCATATCAGAACCAGGAACAAGTTGAGCGTCAGGTTTTATTTTTAGTTTAGTTGATCTTGCACCAGTTCTTGGTTCATGAAATCTTGGATAAGAAGTTTTATCACTGCACTTTAAAAAGTAAAAACCTGATACGTGTTGATTCCAATGTATGTGTGCTGAATGATGTCCACCACCTTTTTTAGCAAACTCTTGTACCCACATCTCACTAAAAAAAGTTGTATATTCTGACATATCATAACCCATTTTATCTAAAAACCCCCAGGATGCTTCTCCTACATAATTTCTAAAATCTAAAAATTGAGAGTCTGCCAACAATGGAGTTGAGTGATAGGATCTTCCAAAATCACCATTTTGTTTTATATATTGTTTCTCTCTTGTTCTGGCTTCTTTAATATATTTATTACTTGCTTTATTTAAAGAATTAATAAACTCTGGTTTATCTTCTACCCAAATAGGTGTTTCAAAATGATTAGTTATGTGCATTTTCTACCGCATCGAAAAAATTAATTTCTTTAGAAACTAATTTTTCACAATGTTCCTTTCTATTATTTATATTATTTATAGCTTGTTGAAAAACATTTTCAAGTTCAAAATCTTTTAATCCACTTTTAATTAAACTAATTTTATCTACAGGTGCCCAGTGCATTCCTGCCGCAATATAAGAAAAACCACCATCTGATCTAAATTGATAGTCTATGTTTCTAGCTCTAGCGTATTCAAAAAAACCATGCATAATTTTAGGTTTTAAAGTTAATAAAGATTCTTCCCAGTTTTTATTTAAACAGTATCTCCAATAAGGTGTATCATCTCTATTTGATAAAGCATAATGAGCTGCAACAAACTCTGCAAATTCTCTAAATATAAGTTTACATTGATAGTTATAATTTTCTTTATCCCATTGAGATATTTTATCTCTCTGCATATTTCTTAATAATTTTATTAAAAATTCATGAACAGTAAATAAACCATTGCTTTCTAAAGGCTCTATAAAACCTGCAGCTAATCCTATTGCAACTACATTTTTAACCCAAAGTCGTTTATGTATTCCCACTCGCATTTTTATATTTTTAAATTTTAAATCATCTCTTTTAAGATATTTTTTAAATTGTTTTAAAGCTGTTTGATCATCAACAAATTTAGATGAATATACATATCCTGTTCCTATTCTAGACCAAAGTGGTATATTCCAAACCCAACCGTTTTCAATAGCAGTGCAATTAGTATATGGATTAAGTTCTTTTCTTTTATTTTTATAAGGTATTTTTGTAGCCCAAGCAGAATCATTTGGTAATATATCACTATAAGATTCAAAAGGTTCTTTTAAAGTCTTATCTAATAGTAAAGATTTAAATCCAGTGCAGTCTATATACAAGTCTGCTTTGTATTTTTTATTTAAAGATACAATTCCATTTTCATCTTGTTCAATTGTTTTTATATCGTCTACAATGTGTTTTACTTTTTTACAATATTTATCTCTCAACCATAAACCAAATTTAGTAGCATCAAAATGATAAGCATAATCGCATTTTTCAGAATTAAATTTTTTTAAATTTATATATGCCATTTGCATAGGATCAGTACACTCAGCATAATTAGATATAGGAGTTTTAGGATATAAAATTTTTTTATACCACCAATCATTATTGCCTCTTAAATTATTATTTAATTGTGGTTCTCCAAAAGGATAATGAAAAGACTCACCTTTTTTATAAAAATCAGTAAATTTAATACTAAGTTTATAACTACCTTCTGTATGTTTTATAAAATCTTTTACGTCAATTTTAAGAATACGCATCCAATCAGTTATTTGTCCCAATGTGCTTTCTCCAACTCCTACAGTAGATATATTTTTAGATTCTATTAAAGATATTTTATGTTGTGGAAGTTGTGACTCTAAAGTGGCTGCTGTCATCCATCCAGCACTTCCTCCTCCTACTATTAATATTTTCATTTAAAAGGGTATCCTAAATTCCAGACAACCAAACTGTATCTAGTGCCAGAGATTACAGGTTTTACACGATGCCAAAGGTGCGATGGAAAAACAATAATAGAACCTTTAGATAATATTTCTTTAACTTGAAATACGTGCTTGTTTTCATCTCTCATATGTGGATCATAGTTTCTAAAATCAAACTCTAACTCACCACCAGTATATTCTGAACTATCTGTTAATTGACAGGTAACAGATAATTTTCTAATCTTACCTTGTATAGCAGGAAAATTTTTTGTTCTTTCAAAAGGTTTATCCCAACTATCACAGTGCCAATCGTAGTATTGGCCTATTTTATATTTAGTAAATTGAAAATCTTCTGCAGAATCCCAATCAAAATTCCAACCTGCATTTTTATTTGCTGTATGTACATATGGATAAATTTCTTTGGTAATCCAAGGTTCGTTTAACCAAACTACATCTGATTTTCTTTTTCTTGAATTGTTTTTCTGATCTGTACCAATTCCTGTAAACGCTTTAACTTCATTACGACTCAAAGCATATTTTATTACTTCATCACAAAATTTATGTGACAGTGCTGATTTAAAACACCAATATTTATTTTCTAAATTCATTTTACAATTTTATAAGTTATACAATGTATAAAATTTGATTTTTCTTTTTGTTTATTTTCTATGTGATATGTGCACGAAGAAGGAAACATAACAAATTTATTATCTTCTAAAGATATATTGCATTGTTTATTTAAATTTTTATTTTCGTCGTATTTTATTTTTACAATACAATCTTTTGTTCTGACTCCATATAATAAAATATAATCAGGTGACTCTAATATATTATCATAATTAACATGACAAAAAGGTTCTGAAGTTTCTAGTGGATTATATTCAGTTCCCCAGTTTTTAATATTTTCTATTGTTAAATTTTGTTCAACATACAAATGTTCTATAATATATAAATTAAGAATATCGTATGGTTTACACGGAATAAAATCTTGATTTTTTATATTAGCGTAAACTTCATGAAGTAATAATTGGTCTCTATCAATTTTCCAATCTAATGGTAATTTTATATCACCATGATATAAAAGTGTTTCACTTAATACTTTCTTATTAATTAATTTCTTCATTTCTTTTTAAGAAACAAAACAGTTTATGCACCTTTGTTAACTATTACCCATCCTGTATTATTATCAGCTTGATAAGCATCCTCATCCCACTGATATTCCCAAGCATGAGTTTTAGCAGCATTCTGACTTTCCTGTGTCGTATCTAAATCTGGTTTGTTATTATGAGGTGCATCCCAATCTGCAGTTGTAGTATTTTTAACCCAACTTGCATGCGGTTGTGGAGTCCAAAATATTTGATTAGCCTCATCCCACGTATATCCTATGCCGGCAAAATTTCCTCTAAAAGGAGTTCCACCTAAATTGTGTACATTTTTCTTTGTGTTGTAAGAAGTTTTAATCCATTTATCAGAAGGCCAATTAGCAACTTTTTGTAAAAATGTTTGACCAATGCTTTCCACTTCTATTCCTTCATCATTACTTGTATGATTATTAGCCACTACAAGAACTGATAGAACAACATTGTTATCATTTATTTTTGCAAAATGTGCCATATATTTACGCTTTAAATTTATACCTTACTATTACTACACCTGATCCACCAGTTGCAGGTCCTTCAGCTTCACCACCGCCTCCGCCTCCACCAGTATTGGCAGTTCCTTGTGAGCAAGAATTATTTCCTTGGCCGCCTCCACCCACTCCGGGTTGAGGGCCTGTACTTCCACCACCTCGAGTGTCAACGCCTCCTGCTCCGCCACCTGCAAAATATCTTAAAGAACCACTTGGTCCTGGTGTTCCAAAACAAGAACTTGTTGTAATAGCTATTCCTTCACCAACTCCAGCCGCACCTCCTTGGTTACTGGAAGCTCCGCCGCCGCTGCTATTAGCTCCGCCGCCGCCTCCGCCAGCTCCGTTATGAGCTCCGCCTGATCCGCCTCCACCACCATTTCCTTGACCCGATGGACTCGCTGAACCCGCTGAACCTCCGCCACCGGCTCCACCGCCGGATCCTCCTGGTAGACAGCCAGGTGCATTAGTTGAGGCTGCACCTCCACCACCACCAGTTGATGTTATACTAAATCCTACTGAATTAGCTCCACGAGATCCATTAGTAGAAGCAGGACCACCGGCACCTACAGTTATTGGATAACCTTGAACTGAAACAGGTGCTGCCGATACTCCCGAACCATAAGGGCTCGCTGTGTAACAACCAGAAGCTGCACCAGAAGATGCTTTAAATCCTCCAGCTCCTCCGCCTCCAGATTTGTGCTGTGCTCCGCCACCACCACCAGCAATAATTAAATAGTCTACATTGTTGTTGGCAGGTACTTCCGCTCTAGCTACACAAAAAGTTCCGGAACTTGTAAAAACGTGAATTTTAAAAGACCCACATTCTGTTACAGAATTTCCTCCAGTTGCACATATAAAATCTGTACAAAGTGCACCACCAGAACCAAATCCTAAAATTTGATAACCAAATGATTTACCTTTTCTTGATTGTATATTTTTTGTGTGCTTACCTGTTGTAAGTTTATTTTTTAAATCTCTCATATTCTATACCTTTTATCCGTCGTTAGCGGCACTTGTAGTAAAGAATAGTTTAATTCCAAGCAATCTTGCATCAGCATTTAAATCATCAGCTGAAACATCTCTTGATATTTGAAAGAAAACATATTCATCTGCACTAGGTGATCCCGCTATTGTTACCGCTCCACTTTCAGCTGCAACATCTAAATCATTTGAAGTTCCACTATGTGCTTTTGCTGTTGCAACAACTTGTGTTCCAAAAGCTGTATTTAGATCACCGCTGTCTGCTAAAGCTACACCAGATAGTCCCCATGCTGTAGTTCCTGTATTTGTTGAAGTCGCTGTAAAAAATGCTTGAAAAGTTACTGTTCCTGCATTCCATGATTTAGGAAATGCAACAGCAAACTGTGCAAACTCATCAGAGTCTTTGTCAAAATCTAAAACTTTAATTTCAGGACCATTTGATAATTCAACTTGTGCTATGTCTGCACATCCACTTGTTGTATTAGGATACATTGCAACTGCTGGAACCCATATAGTTTCTTTACCAGCAATTTTAATTGCACCTGTAGCATCTGCAGCGTCTACTGCTTTAGCTTGTCCAGTTCCATTAGGAGCAATAGTTATATCTCCATCAGCAGCATCTGTTATAGTAATTGTACCTGAGTTAGTTCCAGAGTTAGTGCTCATTATTAAGTCTGAAGCTCCACCTGTTGTTACTGTAAGTGTGCCTGCACCATTTGAAGTTAATGTAGCTGCTGCTCCTGAATCTCCAACTTTTACTGTATCACCAGCAAGAACAACATCTCCAGTTCCTTTTGGAGTTATATTAATATCTATATTTGTATCACCACCTGTTGATGAAAGAGTTGGTCCTGCACTTGTTGCAGCATTTGCAATTGTAAATTCATTTACTGCAGAACTTGTAGCTGTAAGTAGAGCTAATTCATTTCCATTTGTATCTAAAATAGAAGTACCAATTTTAGGACTAGTTAAAGTTTTATTTGTTAAAGTTTGTGTACCAGTTAATGTTACATCTCCAGCAGGTAAAGTATCTATATCTGGATTAGTACCATCATTTCCAGTTGCAAATACAACAGCATCACCTTTATTTCCTGCAGCAAAAGTAAATGAATCACCACTTCCTGAAGCATATTTAAATTGTACTGTGTGTGAACCTGATGTTGAATTTCTTAAAAAATAAAATGTTTGTACATCTAAAGGTATGGTTACAATTTGGTTTCCTGAAATTGTACCTGTGAATTCTATCATTCTGTGAGATAACACAGCACCAGTTGATCCATCAGATACAGATAATGCTGTAGTTTGAGCACCACCTGCTATTGATTGTGTAGTATATCCACCAGAAATTTGTTCTATTATTTGTAAATTAGTATTAGTCTTTGTTCCCCACGTACCAGCGTTTTCACCAGTCGCTTGAAGTTCTACCCCTAAAGGTGTGTATGTTGATGCCATAATTTTATCTCCTATGCAGCGTCACTATAACTTGTATTTGATCCAGTTGCAACATTTGTATACGATGAATTTGAACCTGTGTCAACGTTTGAATATGCTTGAATTCCAAAGCCTGAAGCAGTTCCAAATGCAGCTACAGCAGAAGTTGTTTGTACGCCTGTTAATCCCATTACATCTGCAGGATTAATTGATCCTACACTAAATGTTGCAGATACTCCAGAAAGTCCCATAACATCTGCAGGTGTTAAATTACCTACTGCAGAAGTAATACTTAAACTTGTTGGTACAATAGTAGGATTGGATGTAATAGTTGGACCACCAACTTCTGAAGTTGCAGACACTCCTGTTAATCCCATTACATCTGCTGGTGTTAATGCTCCAACAGAAGCTGTTGCAGAAACTCCAGTTAATCCGATTACATCAGCAGGTGATAATGATCCTACTGAAGCAGTTGCAGAAACTCCTGTTGGAATTACTAATGGACTGCTAATTAATGTAAAAGATCCAACATTAGATGTTGAAGAAACTCCTGTTAGTCCCATAACATCTGCTACGTCTAATGAGAATATTCCCCAACCTTGACCTTCGCCCCATGAAGCATCGTTCCAAGCATTAACAGATATATTAGATTGTATTGCGTCTGGTGCTTCTAATTCTACAACTAAACCTGACTCGCCATAATTTTCAACTCCCCAACCATCTTGACCCCAACCTGTTGCTATTTGAGCAGAAACAGAAACAGATCCTATTGCAGAAGTTAATCCAAAACCTGTAAGTGTAACAACAGGATTATTACTTTCTCCCCACGGTTCTTCACTCCACTCAGATCTGCCCCAACCTTGTTGAGCTCCTGATATAGGAGTTCCTACTGCTGATGTTAATGATAAACCTGTTAATTGAACTACTTCGTCTGTAGCTTGGCCCCATGAACCACCAGTATTCCAAGCATCTGCACCCCAACCACTTGTTATGGCGTCAGTCGTTCCCCAACGATCTGTGCTCCAGGTTGTGCCTGATTGGTTCCAAGTGTTTGCCATAAGGAGGACCTCCTTATGCTAATCTTATGATTGCGTTGGTTGCGTCCGCTGCTGGGAATTGAATTGTAAAAGTTCCACTTGTTACAGTTTTGTCGGATCCAAATGCTATAACTGCACATGCCGGATCTCCAGATGCTGAATCATTATAAATTAATGCACCGTTAGCTGTAAATGTAGCGCTTGAATAACTAACATCGGCAAAATCACAAACTGCAGTTGTGCTATCAGCTACAGGTGTAACACTTGTTAGAGTTGCTCCAGCTGCTGTATACGCTGTTCCAGATGAATTTGTAATTTCGTTTGATGTACTATAAGCTGTTGTCGATGCACCTAAAGATGCTGAACTTGTGTATAATGCTATTTTAAATGTATTTCCAGATGTAGCTGTAAAATTATGAACCCCTTTTAAAAGTTCTACTTTAAAACTTGTGCATACTGCAGATGTTATTGCCATAATTTATCTCCTACGGGTTTGCTGAGTTTACTGGTATACGAACAGCACCATCAGTATAGTCATCTCTTCGTCTTCTACCAACTTGCTCGTTAGCAAACTTTTGTACCTCTTGTTTATATTTATTTTCGTATAATGTCAACATATCTATAGGCCCTTTTAAAAAACCATAAGCTTCTGATAAACAACAATATAATAGACCATTTGGAAAATTAAGACTAATATAGTTAGTGGTGTTATCTGAAGCTAAAGTAGCTGGCATTTTATTATAGTGAACTCTAAATTTGTATGTTGTATCAGGCACTGGAGCAAACATCATTCTTCCAGAGTTAGTATCACCATCTCCTGTAGCTCCTCCAAACATAGCGTAATATTTAGGTTGTCCTCTTTTAGATGATTCTGTTGAAGATACATATTCTTGTAAATACGAAATATCTTTTTTTTCTAAAAATACATTTGCCCCAGTTACAGCTGATGTAGAGTCATAAACTTGTATTGCTCTTATAAATAAAGCTCCTCCAGGTGCATTAATAGTTGATTGCCCAGTTACTAAATTACCGTCTTGTTGTTTTCTATCTGAATCAATAGGAACATCTCTCATAATTCTATATTGAGCATTTAAAATAATATTTTCTAAAATATCTGTAGTTAAAACATTAGAATCTGTTTCAGTGTAATTTCTAATTTGTGTAACCAATCCGCTATAACTTATACCAGCCATTATTTAGATTCTCCTTTATGTTTTAAACGTATCTTTTTTTGTTTTGCAGTTTCCTCATAGAGTTCAAGATGTTCATCTTGCTCTGAACATGCACATTGTTTAATTCTTAATAGTTTACAAATAAAATTTTTTAATTTTTTTATCATCCTTCGATTGTTACGGGTCCTACTGAACAACCATAACCTCCTCCTTTTACATCTCCAACTGTAGCAGTATCTGTATCAACTGTAAAATGAAAAAAATTTGAACTTGCATAATCAGTTGTAACTGCAGCATCATTTTTATACAGACCTACAGTAATAGCATATCCTGCAGACTTTGTAATATTAGTTCCTGTTATTCCATCAAAATCAGGAATATTTGAATATGCAAATACCGGATTTGTTGAAGTACCTGTTCCTGGAGAAGTAGTTGGTGCTCCTCTAAATCTATAAGTTGTACCATTAGTTAAACCATGTCCAGGTGAAAAAACATTTATAATTCTCGAACCTGCTTCATAAGTTTCAAAACCATTATCAACTATTCTAACAGTTGTTGATGGTTCTGTTCTTCCGGGTCTTACATTTCTTAAAGATATAGCATCACCATTCATAGGTTTTGGTTCTAATTGTGGTTGTTTAGGTTCAAATTCAGATATATGTACAAAAGAACCATTCCACTCTCTAACCATTTCTCTGTATGGAAACTCCATACCAGATCTATCTGATATTGCTTTTGCTCTTTTACCTGTTGCGTACTTTGCCATTATGTTCCTGGGTAATAAGCTTTAGGTGTAATGTATGTACTAGAAGCTGACCCATCCTCCGCTAATGCTCTCGCTAATTCATCTTCATAATATAGTTTCATTTGTTGAACAAGCTGTGGTTGATATTTTTGTGCAAGATAAAAGGCTAAACCTGAAGTCATACAAGGAACAAATCTAAATGGTACATCAGTTGCATTTGTATAATCACCTACATCTTGTATTCTTTTTATAAAAAAGAAATGCATATCTTTAGATGCGTTTGTTGAATCAGGTGTTGGATAAATATGTATTCTAACTTTATCAATAAATCTTTCTACCCAATATTGATTAGGTGTTCCTTGTGAAAGTTTATTTGAAAATCCTGCATAAGTAGATCTATCTACTTTAGTCATAGGACTATCTGATTGAGTAGTTTGAGTTCTATTAGATCTTAACTGTGCTTCAAGGACATCGGATATTCCAAATACACTAGCTGGGGCTGTAGTTGTTGCTGAAGTTCCATCACTACTTGCTCTAAAAAAATCATAATCTGATTGTCCTTCAATTAAATCTAAATTAGTGTCTCCTATTTCCCAATAATGAATACCTCTATTACCCCATTCTTGAAATAATATATTAAGAGATCTTCTAGCTGATTTCATTTGATAACCAGCTACTGAATTTAATCCAATACGCTCAAATGCTTCTTCTATTATCTCATCAATAGAAAAAGTTTTATCGAACGTTGCTGTTCCCGAAGTAGTATTAGCCATTTAAACTCCTACGATTCGTAGACTTTAATCCATTCACAAACAACTGTTGCATTATCACCTGCTGTACAAGCTGGTAATACTATGTTGACGTCTCCACTGTAACCACTAGCTTCTGTATTTTTTAAACCACCAAATGAAGAATAGTCATATTCCATTTCTCCATTTAAAGTTTGAAAAACAATATTAGTTCCAGAATTATCCCAGTCCATACGTAAAGCATCTACTGGTGCTGTTACTGAAACGTTAAAACTAACTTTATTTAGTCTTACAGTTTTGCAAGTTTTACCATTGTTTGATGCTAATGTAGAAACATCAACTATTTTAGTTGTGCCTCCAGAGTTATCAGAAACTACATTGTAGTGAGTAATTAGTTTTTTTGCTCCGTCAAATACAGTTGTATTTAATACTGTGTCTGCCATGTTTTTGTCCTCCTTTTAAAGAGCGCCTGCATTACCAGGCGCTCCGAGTTAATTATTACGCGTCCGCGAATGGTGTTACTATTGTACCTGATCCAATCAATAAAGAATTGTGAACCATATATCTATTAGTATCAACCGCCGTAAAAGATACTATACTACCAGCGATTCCACCTTTTGTAGAACCATTCATAGTCATAACATCATTACTTGAACTGTCGGCTACGAAAGCTTTTTTCGAACCATCGTTTACACCAATCATAACTGCACCAATAAATCTGTCAGTGCCGTCTGTTTTGATATCCATATCAGTTGCAGCTGTTTCAACAAAAAAGTTAAAAGTTGCACCGATATTGTTTAAGTTGTTAACGTCGTTATCACCTGCAGTAGCTCCATTACTATCTATATTGATACTTGGTAAAGTAAACTT